CCAGCAATGCGTGCTTATGTTTTAGCAGGTGATGTTACAGATGGACAAGAAGCAAATAATAGATTAAATCGTAGAAGGTCCTTAGGTGGCTAAAAAATATTTATCGATATGAAAATAGTAAAATTAGACATTGACGAAAATAGCATCTTAGCAGGTATTGATGCTGTAGCACTTGTAGAACAACCAGCAATAGAGGAGGATTTTATGTACTTTAGCAAACAAGAATTTGCTGAAACGTATACTAATTATCCTGAAGGTGCTGTTGAAGCAGCTAAACAAGGAATCAAACGAAATGAAGCATTGGGAAATCCGTGTGCTACACAAGTAGGAAAAGTTAGGGCACAGCAATTGGCGAACCGCGAACCGATATCGCTTGATACCGTGCGAAGAATGCGTGCTTTCCTAACAAGACAGAAGGACAACTATGAACTACAACGTAATAGAAAAGCATATGACGAATGTGGTTACATTTCCTATTTACTTTGGGGTGGTGAACCTGCATTAAGTTGGAGTGAAAAAATACTAAGACAAGCAGGTGAAGAATTTGACTTAGATGAAGCGTGTTGGCCAGGATACGAGGCAATAGGTACTAAAATTAAAGATGGTAGAGAGGTACCTAATTGTGTTCCTAAAGCTAATTTCAATGAATTTTTATTTGAAGAGTTTGTTAAAACAGAAGTATTCAATATTGTAGATAGAATTGAAGGTGTACCTGTTTACTCTATGAAAGAGGAAGCAATTGCTAAGGCAAAAGAAATAGGATGTGATGGTTACCACGAACATACTTTAGCATCAGGAGAAATCGTTTATATGCCTTGTTCTTCACATACCGAAGCAACCGATAAAATACTATCAGAAACATTTGACGCTAATACGCAGGGATTAGGCGATTATATCAACGAACTACCTGAAGACGTGGTAGACGGCATAATCAAAAAGTTAGACGAAGTAGGCGAGGAAATGTCTGGTTGGGTTGAAGTTGATAAGGATAGTTTTATTAAGGAAGCATTTGCTACTATTACTTCATCACCAAATAAACCTTCACAAGCTGATTTTGGTAATTTAGCTGTACGTTACAGATATCAAGGACCACAGGATTCTAAAAATAGAGATTTCTGTGCACGTGTATTAAAATTAAATAAAGTATATAGGAGAGAAGATATTAACTCCTTATCAATAGAAGGTGTAAATCAAGAATTTGGAATCTATGACATATTCAGATACAAAGGAAGCTACAATTGTCGTCATTTCTGGAATGAAATATTCTATAAACGAGAAAATCCTATTACAAACGATAAAAAACCACTTGCAATCTCCAACAGAATCCTCGACGGAACAACACCCAACAACGCTGTAGTACAGAAAACAGGTGTTGCAGATAAAGTACCTGGATTAGATAAAGAAGGATTTGCTGCATTAGACGAACAACAAATGTTGATTGGTCCCCTTATGAAACCTAATAAGTTGATTATTCGTAAGGATGAAAATGAAAATCCATACTATGTTTATTTTACAGCTGATACTATCAAGAAACTTGCTTATAAAATGATGAAGGATAAGTTGATTGATTCTGTAAACATAGAACACAATAGTGCTGATAGAGTACAAGATGCATATTTAGTAGAAAGCTGGATTGTTGAAGACCCAGAAACAGATAAATCTAGAAAATATGGATTTAACCCTGTAGAAGGAGAATGGATGGCAATGTATAAGATTGATAACAAAGATATCTGGAATGACTATGTTAAGACAGGTAAGGTAAAGGGATTTTCAATCGAGGGTTTCTTTGAATCATATATGATGTCTAAAACTAAATGTATTAAGAACAGAAGTTGTGCTTGTGGTTTATCCCAGCACGCTGGTGGGTTATGTGATGGTTCACACTTAAATAAATAATATGGGAAGAATAGATGCATTCTTAGGTAAATGGGCAAGTAGAAAACTATTAGTATTCTTTATTGCTACCTTACTATCACTTGCTGGTAGTATTAGTTCAGGTGATTGGACATATATTGCAATCGCTTACATTGGTTCACAAGCTGTAGTTGATATGATGACTAAATACAAACGATAATGCCTATACCTTCTAAAACTCCACTAGAAACAAGAGATGAATTCATTTCTCGTTGTATGTCTGAACTTGATTCTGAATTTCCAGATAAAAAACAACGTGCTGCTGTGTGTTATGCACAACTATCATCTCCCAAAAACCTATCTAAGTAACTTATGTCTCTGAAGTTATCAACTCTCCTTCAGGGAGGCACGTTGTACTAGGGAGACTTTTGCTTATATCTATTTGATGCGACGCCATATGGGTGTTGCTTAGTTAATTTATTAACCCAATTAAACTTCGAATTTATGACTTCGCAAGAATTAAAGGATTTAGTCAAATCACACTTTAACTTAGTTGAAGCCGAAGTATCAACACCCGAAATGGAAGTAACAGAAGAAACATTTGGTCGTATTGCTGACGAAAATGGTGCTTTTGAAATCGTATTCCCAGGTGATTCAATGCAAATTGGTGACAAAGTATCTGTAGAAACTACAGATGGGCAAACAATGGATGCACCGGATGGTGAACATCGTTTAGCTGATGGCACACGCATTGTAACCAAGGACTCCGTAATTGAAGAAATTTATGGTGCTGATGACGAAAAGGCTTTAGCTGAAGTAGAAATGGCTACAGAAGAGGAAGTTGAAGATGTGGTTGATGCTGTTGAAGAGGCTGTAGAAGAAATGATGGAGGAAGAACCAGAAGTTTCTATCGCTGATGTAGTAGCAGAAATCGCTGACGCACTAAAAGAAGAAATGGGCAAAATGAAAGAGAAAATGGCTGAATTAGAAGAGAAAGTAGCTAAAGTGTACGATGCACCTGCTGCTGAATCAACTAAAATGTCAAACACTCCAGCCCCCAAGGCTAAATTTGCTGCATTTAATGTTGAAGAAGCTGCTAACGCTTCTCGTATCAAGTTAGCATTAGACTTAATTAAAAATAAAAAAAAGTAATTTAAAATGGCTTTAGACGTATCCGCTTTAAGTGATTTTAACAACGAAGTTGCAGGTGAACTTCTCGTTAAAACCGTATACGGTGGTTCCACAATGGAATACATTACCGTAAAAGAAGGTGTTAAGTACGAAGAACCAATTAACTTGATGGAAGTTACCCTTGTTACCCAAAACGGTACTTGTGTTAGCACTCCTTCTGGTTCGTTAGACTTTACACAACGCAATATCAAAGTTTGCCCTCGTACTTCATTCGATGGCATCTGTTTGAAAGATATGGACCGCACCTACTTAGGCATCGCTGCCCTAGAAAGAGGTTCATACAACGAAACATTCGCAATGGCGAGTGCTTATTCAGAATTGTTAGTAAACCAATTCCAGAAATCAAATGACGTATTCCTTTGGACTAACCAATCAGGTTCAGCACCTAACGCTGGATGTGACGTTGATGGTCTTAAGTACATCATCTCTGGTTCTACAGCTGGTGTTGTAGCAACAGGTTCAGCAGACGCTACTTTAGCGAATATGGACACTATGATTGCTGCTTTATCTTCAGATGTTGCTGACCGTGACGACTTAACATTCTTTATGTCTGTTTCTAAGTTCCGTCAATTCGTAGCTTCTGTACGTTCAGCTAACTCTTACTACTTCGACCCAAATAGCATCTCTAACAGAGGTGGTATCTTAGAAATGGTATACCCATACCAAAACATCAAAGTAGTAGGTACAGCAGGTCTACAAGGTTCAAACCGTATCGTTCTCGGCCCAGCCAAGCAAATCGTTGCTGGTACAGACCTAATGTCAGATTTCTCTGAATTCCAATTATGGTACGATATCAATACCGACCAATTGAAGCACAGAATCTCTACTAAACTTGGTGTTAACGTTGCTTACCCTGAGTTCTGGGTATCTAACGACCAGGCCTAATATTAACCCATTGGTAAAAAGGGGGGTGTAATAGCCCCCCTAATACCGATAAAAACCAGAATAATTATGTCAACTTGTGATATTACTTCAGGATTTACGTTAGGATGCCGTGACAACACAGGCGGTATTGCTAACTTATACATTTTATCTGGTTCTATTACCAGCGTTACAGACGCAAGTGAAGGGTTAATCTCTGGCATCACAGGTAGTGGTGAATTTTTCAAATTCGAGTTGTTCCGTCAAACTTCTGATTTTACAGAAGCTATTACGTCAACTCCTGAAAATGGAACGGTATTCTATGAACAAACGGTTAACGCTGTTTTCTTCAAGTTACAATCTGCTACCCGT